ACAAAAGCAGATGCTAATGTCTTAGGGTCGTGTACGCCAGTCATATACAAACCAGCAACCACTGCTGCTGCAGAGCGTAGGTATGTTAAAGCAATCTGTTTAATTTTTTCTTGATTCATTTGGGGATTCCTTTACTTTAGTTTCATCTTGATTACGCGTGCTTTCACCTGTTCAGGTGTTTCTACTATTTCAAAATGCATATCATCTTTGCGAGTCTTATAGGTGTAGCCAGCACGCAACCCATATTTCTTGCAAAGAATATCTAGTGTCTTGCGCTGCTCAGGAGTAAAGGTATTTTCTTTTCCAAGCGGATGCTTAACGGCATTCAAGTCTATTGCCGTACCTGATGAGTGGTTAGATAAGTTATCTGTTTGACCACGAACCTGACGGTATGCATATGACCAGTCATCAAAGACTCCCTCTTCAAGAGGTTCAACTTTAGTATGAAACTCAGCAGCAAATGCTGCTAATACTGGACCGCATATCTCGTTGCACTGTAATCTAATCTTTGTTCCAGCAACAGGGAAATGTTTAATGTTAATTGCTTCTTTATCTTTAGATGCTACCCAGCCATTTTGACTATATTCAACTGTCATTTCTTGTCCTTATCTAATGGATTTCTAATTGGGTATGTAACTGCCCATACAAATAAAGTTGCAAATATAGCAACGCCAACAACTTGCTTTGCTGAACCATCAAGAACTACCCAGGCAATAAACATACCTAGTAGAGTCCATAACTGTTCAACCATATCTTTTAGTATCTTCACGGTTTTCTCCTATACGTTGCTGCTCCTGCTGCACTTGCTGCTGTAACCGCAGCCTGTCCAGCAATAACTGATGCGACAATAATCTTTTCTGATTCTTCTCTTTCTTCATCTGACATATCTGCACCAATGCTGGTGATGGCAAGCAAGGCTTGCCCAGGGTCAGTAAAAATTGCGTTAATAAGTTCTGCAGGACTTTCAAGTATTACAAGTGCTGCCGCTACCTCTGCGGTAATAACAACTGCATTACCTTTATCATCTTCACGGACTTCAACTGGTGTTTCGGCAGGTAAATCTTTATAGGTTAAGCCTGCTTCTTGAATAGCCTGTGCTGTAACTGGCTCACCTTGTGCTGCTTCAATGATCGTTTCTGCTATTGCTTCTCGTTCTTCTGGTGTAGAATCTTCCGTAGCCACAACTGGTGGCTCAGGTTCTTCAACAGGAGGTTCAGGTGCAACATCAATTACAGGTTCTGGCGCAGGCTCTGGAACGGGTTCTGGTTCAGGCTCAGGCTCTGGTGCAGGCTCTTCCTCTAGGGGAGGCTCAGGTTGAGGCTCAGGCGCAGGTTCTTCTACAGGAATTGGTTCAGGTTCAGCGACAGGTTCTGGCGCTGGAGCAGGTGCTTCTTCTTCCACTTCAGGAGTAGGCTCAGGAGCCACAGGAGGTGGCTCTGAGGCTGGTTCAGGAACTGGTTGAGGCTCAGGTATAACTACTGGTTCAGGCTGCACCACAGGTGGTGGGTCTGGAATAGGTGTTGGCTCAGGCGCAGGACTTGGGGGAACCACTACTGTTGGAGTATCAACCACAACGGTTGCTGTTTGAGTAGGAGTTTCAGATGGAGTTACTAATACTGTTTGGGTTTCTGATGGGCTGGGTTGTGGCGAAGGTTCAGGAGAAGGTGTTGCGACAACGGTTGGAGTTTCGTTTACAACAGTTGGAGTCTCAGTCACAGCAGTTGGAGTTTCAGATACAGCAGTTGCAGACTCACTTGGAGTTGGCGAAGGCGAAGGCTCGGCAGATGCACTTGGCTCTGGGCTGGGACTTACAGTAGGTGCAATGCCATTGTAGTATCTTCCCATACCTGTGTAGTTATCGCTGATGTAGGTTGTCCACTCACCAATAAATCCACCTTCACAAAACAATCTTGCAATGTCACCTCTACCATTAAAGTAAGAGTTGTCTGCATCCCAACCCGTTAAGGCTGTGTAAGTTTCTCCAGCAGGGTTAGCACAAATTATAGTTACATCTCTAGCCATTAATTCAGGTGCAACTGCACCCGCTAAAGGTGCAAATAAAAAAGAAGTTCCAAAAATTAAAAACCATACTGCAAGTAAACGGGGATGTTTCACTTGTACCTTTCGGGTTAGTCGTCGTTATCTTCGTCATCTATCCATTCAGATACATCTATATCTGGTACTGGTATGCCCCATTGTGGTTCAGGTATTATAAATCCCATTATTCTTTCTCACATAACAATTTGTATATATCATCAACGCGAGTTTCAACTCGGTTTAATCTATCTGACACACTGCTGCCGCCATTAGGCTTAAGTTCATTGAGATAGTGTTTAACCATCCAGCGAATCATAAGTGCAAATGCTCCTATTAAGGAAGTAATTGATAGAGCAAATGCAGCCCAATCTTGTGGTGTCATAGTCTTATACCGTTCTGATAGTGATCTCTGCAACCCCACCAAAGCCATCAAAGCGCTTATCAGGTGGAGTCATACGGGTGAATGTAACCTGCTGTATTACTGCTTGCTGTGATTCTCCTGTTGTCAGGTCTTGCCAAGTGAGCACGTCACCTGTCTTTTCAATCTCTTCTAGTAGTTTGATACGCTCAAAGGCTCTGCCTTCAAATCCAACTACAGTATTAAATCTATCGGTTTCTATATCAAAGCAATAAACAGGAAACTGAATTATACGTTGACGGGGAGTAGCAATAGTAGCCTTAGCCTGATAGCCCTTAAAGGTTGGACCAGCAGTAGTATCTGTAGTATCACGGCTAAGTGTAAACTTATAGGCAAGAAACTCTTGTGCTACTTCAGGCTGAGTTGTAGTTACTTCTACTGCGCCAACACCTGAGTTATAAGTAATGTGGTCATATTGTGTTTCACTACCAGATGCTTCTGTAGCAAGAGATGAAAGAGTAAACTCACCAGATGTAAATGTGCCACGTGCAAGAAGACGCTTATAGTTCTTAAGTTCTAGGGTAGAAAATCTAATCTTACCTGTAGTTATAGAGCCAGATGTTGCTAAAACTGTAGTTGATTGAATGGCTATGCCATTACTGCCTGATGTTGTAAAGGCTATCTGGTCTGTATTACCTACAAAATCTACGCTAGTAGCATAGCCAGTAGCGGTACTAAGGTAAGCATCTTTAGCATAAGCAAAACGTAAAGGCTCAATCTCTGCACTTAAATCAATGCGGTATAAACCAGCGTAACCATTAACTGTACCCGTAGCCCAAACATACTTATCGCGGAATGCAAAGTCATAGACACCATTAGTATCTTCAAATATAAGTGGACCGTATGACAAGTCACCAGTTGTATCTGAGATGCTAGCCACACGCATACCCTTGTTAGTACCTATCATTAGATAACCAAGGTAAGACTCAATCTTATAAACAATCTCACCAATAGGCAGTTGTGCTGCTACAATCCCTGATGTCAGGGTAGGCATAACACCAGCAGCAGATAGAACAAACTTGTAGATGGCGGAGTTACCGCCAGCATAACCTGCAGCATAGATGGCAGAGCCACCTTCTGAAATGGATGTCCAAGTCCAAGAAGCATTTGGGTGTGTATACGCAGCGGTTGGAAGGGTATGAGTTGACCCCTTGGCGTTAGTTAATTCATAGACAGATGCACCAATACAAGCAACAAGACGTTGCTTAACCCAACCTAGTACTACGTTTTCGCTACCAGTATTGTAGTAACGAGAGTAACCAGCAGCAGGTGTAGCAATTGGACCTGTATAAATGTGGTCATTGTCAGCAATAAACAAGTTAGTACCATCTGTTGCAACTGCAAGGATAGCAGTATCAAGTGGTTGTGCTATACCAGTTACATCTGTGTATGTAACAGCAGTTCCATTAGCAGTATAGTTTTTTATAGTTGTACTTGCTGGAATCCAACCAAGTATTTTATTTGTTGAGCCATCAACAATAGATAGTATTTTGTACACACCAGTAGTAACACCAGACATATTGGCTGTTTCTTTAAGTAAAGTTACTTGCCCTTTAGTCCATACATCT